AAATTTAAACATGTTTATAGGAAACCTTAACGTTAATGGAACACCGGATTCAGGACTGTGGTCAACAAGACAATGTGCATTCGCTTCAATCGGAGATGGCTTAACAGATCAAGATGCAATCAACTTCTATAATATAGTACAACAGTACCAAATTAACTTAGGAAGACAAGTGTAATAAAAATAAGAACCAATTCCTCTGCCATATTTATAACAAAATTTAACTAATGGCTAATATACCTATTTACCCGGGTTCATCATCGTTTTTTCCAGGAAATACCCCCTTTGGATTTTACGATAACGACTATCAGTTTCAAATGGATGCTGATAAAGTAGTAAAATTTTGTGCATATCGTTTAGGATATCCATTAGTAGAAGTTGAATTACAAGATTTAAATTTTTATACTGCTTTTGAAGAAGCAATTACCACATATGGTAATGAATTATATGCTTATAAAGTACAACAAGATTATTTATCTTTAGAAGGAGCAAGTGCTAATTCCAATTTAAATCACGCTTTAATCACTCCTAACTTTGCGGGTATGGTTAGACTTTCTCATCAATATGGTGAAGAAGCAGGAGTAGGAGGGAAAACAACTTGGTATAGAGGAGCATTACCTTTAACAGCTAGTGTTCAAGATTACGATTTATCCCAATGGGCAATAGCAAATAATATTACTGGAGGTATAGAAATTAAAAAAGTATTCTATGAAGCACCCCCAGCAATCGTTAAATATTTTGATCCATATGCTGGAACAGGGATGGGTATGATGAATTTAATGGACAATTTTGGTTGGGGGAACTATTCACCCGCTATTAATTTCTTAATGATGCCTATCAATTATGATTTACAAAAGCTTCAAGCAATAGAATTTAATGATCAAATCCGTAAATCCCAATTTTCATTCGAATTAATAAACAATAAATTACGTATATTCCCAATTCCTGGAGCTTCAGCAGCATCCAATATTTCTGGATCTGCAGAAGGTTTTGCTGGGCTTTTATATTTTCAATATATTAAATTAGTTGAAAGAAATGACCCCACAGCTGGGATAAATGGAAATTCATTAATTACAAATGTTTCTAATGTCCCCTTTAAAAACCCAGTATACTGCCAAATTAACTCAATTGGAAGACAGTGGATTTTTGAATACACTTTGGCATTGTGTAAAGAAATGTTGGGGTATATTAGAGGAAAATACACAACAGTACCTATTCCTGGAGCTGAAGTTACTTTGAACCAAGCAGATTTATTAACAGCAGCAACCGCTGAAAAAAATGCCTTAATTGAAAGATTAAGAGCATATTTTGACAATACTTCTAGAACCAAATTAATGGAAGCTAAATCTTTGGAAATAGATAGTCAACAAAAACAATTGCAACAGGTTCCAATGACTATATTTATAGGATAACATGGCACAATTCGGACGCAGCAGAGATATATCTGTTTTTAGACACGTAAACAGAGAATTATTAGGTAATATTATTACCCAACAAGTTGCTTTTTATAAAGTAAACTTAGAAAAAACAACCTCAAACATATATGGGGAATCTGTTGGAAAACGATTTTTTTCAGAACCTACTTTGCTTAATTGTTTAATAGTAAGAGAAGATCCTAAATTTGAAGTAACAGATATGGGACCTGATTATACTCGAGTATTAACCTTTAGATTTCTTAGAGACGATTTAACAGTAAGTAACACTTATCCTGAACCCGGAGATGTTATTATGTATTACAATAGTTATTATGAATTAGAACAAGTTTATGACAATCAACTATTTGTAGGAAAAGACCCTGATTACAACTATGCTGAAAATCCACTAAACCCAGGTCTAGAAGAATATGGATATTCAGTATCAATTAATTGTGTTGGACATTATACTCCTGGAGATAAATTAGGAATAACTAAAGAAAGATAAATATGGAATATCGTAAACCAATCCCTAAAACACAAAGAGAAATATCTCAAGAACAAATTAATCCTTATGATAAGGAAAGGGGAAATCCTAATAGTCAAATTCCTGAAAATTTAATTAGAGGAAATCAGCTTAGTTATAAAGACGATACTACAAAACCTTTTTCTATAGGTATTCAAGATATTGATGAAGCTATTTATTATTATTTTAACAAAATAATCAAACCATCTGTTGTAGAAAATGGAGAAAGAATATCCGTTCCCGTTATTTATGGGAATCCTGAAAAATGGAAATCAATTCAAAAAGATGGATATTATAGAGATAAAAATGGAAAAATAATGGCTCCTCTTTTAGTATTTAAAAGGGATGACTTAACTAAAAATAGAAGTTTAGGAAATAAAGTTGATGCAAATCAACCCCATTTGTATAGTTCTTTTGTAAAAAAATATTCTACTAGAAATTTTTATTCGTCTTTCAATGTCTTAAACAACATAAAACCTGAAAGCGAGCAGTATGCCGTAGTAATACCTGACTATGTTACCATAAAATATAGTTGCGCTATATACACATATTATGTTGAACAGATGAATAAAATAATTGAAGCAATCAACTACGCTTCAGATTCATACTGGGGAGACCCAGCTCGATTCAAATTTAATGCTAGAATCGATTCATTTAACACAGTAATAGAAGTAAATGATGGGAAAGATAGGGCTGTTAAAAGTACATTTGATATAAAATTAAATGGCCATATAATCCCAGACATATTGCAAAAAGATGTATCTGCTATAAAGAAAATTCCGGTAGTTACAAAAACTATATTCGGAATTGAAACCGAAAGAAATTTAAACAATCCTTTATTATAAATTTGGATATTGTAAAATAAGTTTATATATTATAAAATAAAATTTATGGAAAATACTAAAATTACCCAAGAAGAATTAGACGAGCTAAACAAATTTAGAATCTCAAACCAACAATTGATTATTAATTTTGGGCAACTTGAAATAGAAATTCAAAACCTCAATTTCCAAAAAAACTACTTAATCAATAGTTTAGAATCCCTGAAAAAATCAGAATCAACTTTTCTAAACAATCTACAGAAAAAATACGGAGATGTAAATATCAACCCAGATACTGGAGAATTTACAATAGCTTAATTGTTTTTGAATCCTTTTTAGATATTTATAACAAATCAATAAATAAATATTTTTAAAAATGGCAGAAACATTAATATCTCCAGGAGTACTAGCTAGAGAAAATGATCAATCTCAAGTTAGTCAACAACCCGTTCAAGTAGGAGCAGCTATTATAGGACCAACAGTAAAAGGTCCTGTAGAAATCCCTACTGTAGTAACTTCTTATAGTGATTATGTAAATAAATTTGGTGATGTATTAGTTAGTGGAAGTGATACTTATTCATATTTCACATCTATTGCAGCTTACAACTATTTCAACAATGGTGGAACTACATTAGTAGTAGCAAGAGTAGTATCAGGTTCTTACACCCCAGCAACCAGTACAGCAATCAGCGCTAGTTCAAATGCTTCTTCTCAACCAGCACTTGTATTAAAAACTATTTCTAAAGGTGCTATTATGAACAGTTCAAGTTCATTAGACAGTGCTGGTGCTCTAGCAAGTGGTTCAGCAGATAACATTAGATGGGAAATTGTAAATCCTAATACAGCATCTGGAACTTTCAATTTGTTAATTAGACAAGGTAATGATATTACTAATAGTAAAACAGTATTAGAAACCTTTACTAATCTATCATTAGATCCTAAAGCTCCTAACTTTGTTTCTAAAGTTATAGGTGATTACGTATACAATTACAACCCGTCTACTAATCAAATCGAATTAACTGGTAGTTATAAAAACAACTCCGCTTTTGTTTATGTAGACTCAGTAAATTTATTAACTCCTGACTACTTTGATAACAATGGTGTAGCTAAAGCTCAATACACTTCTTCAATTCCTTTAGCAGCTAGTGGTTCATTCAATGGTGCTACAGGTACTATTAAAGGTGGAGCCGCTTTTTATAACACTGTTTCATCTGCAAATAATACTCAAGGTTTAGAAGCAGCTAACTACACCAATATGGTTAATCTACTTTCAAATAAAGATGATTACCAATTCAAAATGCTTTTCACCCCAGGGTTAATTAATTCACTACATTCAAGTACTATCTCTAACATTATCACAAACACTCAAGAAAGAGGTGACAATATTTATATAGTAGACCCTGTAGTATATGGTTCAACATCAAATTCTGCTATTACCGAAGCAGCATCTCGTGATACTTCATATGCAGCAATGTACTGGCCATGGTGCCAAATCCTAGACCCAGGAACTGGAAAAAATGTTTGGGTCCCTGCATCTACTATGATCCCAGGAGTATTTGCATACAATGATAGAGTAGGTGAACCTTGGTTTGCTCCTGCAGGTATTCAAAGAGGTGGTTTAGGTACAGTGATCAGAGTTGAACAAAAATTAAACCAAACAACTCGTGACAACTTATACTCAGGAAAAATAAACCCAATAGCTACCTTCCCAGGACAAGGAATAGTAATTTACGGACAGAAAACATTACAACAAAAAGCATCTGCTTTAGATCGTGTAAACGTAAGACGTCTATTAATTGAACTTAAATCATATATTTCTCAAGTAGCAAATAATTTAGTGTTTGAACAAAATACTATCGCTAATAGAAATTTATTCTTAAGTCAAGTTAATCCATACTTATCTTCTGTTCAACAAAGACAAGGTTTATATGCATTCCAAGTAGTAATGGATGAATCAAACAATACTTCTGATGTGATCGATAGAAATCAAATGGTAGGTGCTATTTACATTCAACCAACCAAAACAGCAGAATTTATTTACCTAGATTTCAATATTACACCTACTGGAGCTACGTTTAGTGCATAAAAATAAAAATTAATCTTCCCTTCAAATAGAAGGGAAGGTTTTTTAAAATACAATATGTATAATAAATAATAATAAAATTTAAACAAAATATAAAATGGCAATTTTATCACCAAACGAAATATTCTTTACAGCATTCGAGCCCAAAGTAGCAAACCGATTCGTAATGTATGTAGATGGGATTCCTTCATTCATGATTAAAAAGATAGCTCCTGTATCTGTAGAAATGGGAGAAATAGTATTAAATCACATTAACGTTTATCGTAAAATTAAAGGCAAAGCTAAATGGGCGGATATGTCTATGACATTGTTCGATCCTATTACTCCATCTGGTGCTCAAGCAGTAATGGAATGGGTACGTTTACACCATGAGTCCGTGACGGGCCGTGATGGTTATTCTGATTTCTACAAGAAAGATGTAACAGTTAATGTATTGGGTCCGGTTGGTGATATTGTTAGTGAATGGATCATTAAAGGTGCTTTTATTAAATCTGCTAATTTTGGTGAATATAATTACGATACCGATGCTTCAGCTATCAACATTGAAGTAGTATTGGGTATGGATTATTGCATTCTCAATTTCTAAAAACAATATTGTTTATTTAACAATTTTACAAGAATGTCCGATATTACTATCGGACATTTTTATTTTATATAAATTAAAAAAATTTGGATATTTCTTATTTTTTCATATATTTATATAAAACATTAAGTCATTAAATAAAAATTATGGAACAACAAGTTGTAAATCAAGAATCTACAAAATTTAATTTTCCCACAGAAACCATTGAGTTACCCTCAAAAGGATTATTGTATCCTAAAGAAAATCCATTATCAAAAGGAACAGTTGAATTAAGATACATGACGGCGGCTCATGAAGATATTTTAACTAACCAATCATATATTCAAAAAGGTGTAGTTTTAGACAAATTGATGCAAGCTTTAATTGTGTCTAATATTAATTATGGTGATCTAATTGTTGGTGATAAAAATGCAATTATGGTAGCTTCTAGGATATTAGGTTATGGAAAAGATTATACTTTTACATATAACGGAGTAGAAGAAACTATAGATTTATCTACCTTAAACAACAAACCATTTGATGAAAAATTAATTACTCCTGGAGTAAATGAATTTTCATATACATTACCTAGCACAGAAGTTAATATTACTTTTAAAATATTAAATCATTCTGATGAAAAAAAGATTGAACAAGAATTAGAAGGTCTTAAAAAAATAAAAAAAGATTCATCATCTGATTTATCTACAAGATTAAAATACATAATTACCTCAGTAAATGGCGATAGAGATGTTAAAACAATTAGAGATTTTGTTGACAATCATCTGCTAGCCCGAGATTCTCGGGCATTAAGAGAACACATTAAACAAGTTCAACCAGATGTTGACTTAACTTTTTTTCCCGAAGGAAGCGACAAAGTTACAAACATTCCAATTGGACTTAACTTTTTTTGGCCTGACCTCTAATCTAGCTCCTCAAGTTAGATTACATTTATTTAATCAAATACATCAAATAGTATTTCATGGAAAAGGCGGTTATGACTGGAATACGGTTTACAATATGCCTATTTGGTTAAGAAAATATACTTTTAATGAAATTAAAAAGCATTATGATGAAGAACAGGAAGCCCACGATAATGCTATTAACAAAAATAAAAACACAGCAATTGGAACGGATGGCTTAGTTAGAGATAAAAGCTTATTCCAAAACCAACCAACCCCTCAAAAATCATACAATACTAAAAAACCAGTTAGCTACAAGTAATCCTTGTAGCTTTCAATATTTATAACAAAATATTTTTAAATGGCTTTAGATCCTAAACAAGCAGCGGAATTAGCAAAAATGCTTCAAGAAATTGAAAGACTTTCTGCTAAATTTA